ATAACCCTATAACGAGTAGATTATGAAGTTACCAAAATTAGATGTGAGAATGTTTCAGGTCTCACTTCCGTCCACTGGACAGAAACTAACACTGAGACCTTTCTTAGTCTCTGAAGAAAGAATATTATTAGAAGCGGCGAGAACAGAGAACCAAGTTGAGATCGCCAATGCAATGAAACAGATAGTCAACAACTGTGTGACAGAGGAAATGGATGTTGACAAAATACCAACGTTTGACCTTGAGTATCTGTTTGTACAACTCAGGTCACAGTCTGTAGGTGAGGCACAAGAACTCATGCTTACAGTTGATGACCACGACACAGCCAAAGGAATGAAGTGTGAAGGTGTCGGACAAGAAGTTCAGGTTTCGGTAGAACTCAACAAAGCCAAGATACTGGGTTTAGAGAACGCTAAAACCAACTCAAGGTTTCTAATAACAGATAATATCGGTGTCGAAATGAGGTATCCAACTATTATGGATGCGTCAGAAGTTGGTACAGATGTTGATGCCGAGAACATTTTTGCAATGGTCAAGAAGTGTGTCAAACAAGTGTACACCACTGATGGTGACATCTTCGAACCAGACCAGTTAGATGCAGGTGAACTAGACAATTTCATCAACTCTATGAACTCAGGTCAGTTCAGAAAGATCAATGAGTTCTTTGACGGAATGCCCAAACTGGGAATGGATGTCACGTACCGATGTCCTGTTTGTAGTAAGTCTATGTCCAAGAGACTAGAGGGGATGGCCAATTTTTTCTAGTATGCGTGGCTCACGATAACCTTGAGAACATGATAAGAACAGACTTTGCTCTTATCAAACATCATGGGTACACGCAGTATGACCTCAATCACATGATGCCGTTTGTAAGGAAGATTCACGTTCTTCTTCTGATGCAACACCTTCGTGAGATGGAGGAACAACAAAAAGGTCAACAAGAAGGTTCTAATGTTCTTGGTGGCCATAGAGGAGAAGACCTGTCTCCAGATGACATCAGTTCAATCATGAAGTCTGATGGTTGGGAACAGGTAACCAAAAACGCAGAGGAGTAAAATGCCAGAGGCGACAGTTCCAGGCGATAGACAACCAAAGATGTCCTTTGATGAGGTCGTTGACCAACTTAAAGAGATGAAGGAGCAAAACGAGGAAGCGTCAAACGACAACTCAGAACTCCTTTTAGACATACAAGCCGAGATAGAAAAACAGGGTAGTATCTCCTCTGGTGAACGTGGTACGTTGAATACCATCCTCCAGTACCAGACAGAAATGTTTGGTCAGATGAAAGACTTGGCCAGTGCTACCAACAAAGGTATCTTAGACCAACTGGAAACCCAACAAGAACTCTTCAAGGTCACTGACAAAATGGCCTTTGCTCAAAGGTTAATGAGAGACCTTGACGAGGCAACCAGAAACGATGAACATCAAGATCAACAAACATCCCTCAAAACAATAGCCGAAACATCAACAAACATACTCAACTTTCTACAGGCCGCGGAAGACAAAAGAGATGCGGCAGCGAGAGAAGCTGCAAGAGAGGGGGCTGGTGCTGGTAAGATGAGTCCCGCTGATGTAAAGAAAGAAGCAAAGAAAGGTGGACTCATTGGTGGTATCTTCGGAGCCATTGGTGGAGCGTTCAGTATGATAGGTGGTATCTTCAAGGCGATTTCAAAGGTAGGACCAAAGTTCGTCTTGGGTATGTCATCTCTGGGTGCTGGTATCGCTGGTTTCTTTGTCGGTTTTGCGATGATAGGTGAGGCGATGCAGTTTGCAACATCGGCTGGTGAGGGTGTCGTTAAAGTAATGAAGAACTTCTTTGACGCCTTCAATGGTGTCGGTGTAGAAGGTCTGGTCGCTTTCGGAGCCATTCTCACGGCAGGTGTCATCACCAGTAAACTTGGTGGAATGAATCAACTTAAACTGATGAGTGGTATGACCGCTCTTGGTATGGGTATCTCTGGTTTCTTTCTGGGTATTATGGCTGGTGACTTTATCGCAAAGTTGGGTGATGCCGCGGGAATAGATGGTAGTTCAATGAAGAAACTCATCCAGAATGTCTTTGGTGCATTTGATGGTGTCAAAGAGACAGCGACATTGTTCGCCATTATGGGTGCAGGTGCAGTTGTGGCCTTGGGTAAGAAGGGAATGGCAAAGAAGATAGCTTTAGGTATGACGGCTGTCGGTGCTGGTATCACAGGTTTTGCATCGGCTCTACTCGCGGGTGACTTTATTGTCAAAAAACTTGGAAAATTTGCTGAGATTCCAGGCGAGTCAATTGCGACACTTTTAAAGACTGTGTTCGGTGCCTTTGAAGGTATCAGTGAAACCACACTTATAGCTGTGATGGGTACTGGGGCCGCGGTAGCCGCGTTGAAGGTCGGTCCCAAACAGATGATTAAAGGTATGGGTGCTCTCGCAGCAGGTATCATAGCATTTGCAGGTACGTTTGTCGCCGCAGATGCATTGTTAGCTGGTGTAGACTCATTATTCAAGGGTGTCAAAATCGTTGAAGGTATTAAGAACCTTGACACCTCCATAATGAAGATAGGAGTCAAATCATTTACTGACGCATTTACTGGTTCACTCATAAGTGCGGCAACCATCTCCGCGGTTTTCGCTGGTGGTATCGCTATCGCTAAGTTGAACATTGGGGCTGGTAAGATAGTAAAAGGTATGGGTTCTCTCGCGGCTGGTATTATGGCTTTTGCTGGTGTATTCACTGGTGGTAGTGCTATCTTAAATAAAATTCTTCCAGAGTTGGATACTGGAGAAAAAGATATGTCTTCTCTTGACCCAAAGGCAATGAAGAAGATGGTACAGAGTGTGTTCGGAGCCTTGTCCGACATAAACCCAGTTACCTTAGCTGGTATCATCACAGCTGGTGCATTGATACCGATGTCCTTCCCTGTCAAGATGGGACTCTTGGGTGCTGGTCTTATCGCATTCACTACAGTGGTAGGTGGTATCGGTGAGATACTTGGAAAGATAGGTATTGACGGAACTGGGTTCAGGGAACTTCTTGGAAACATAGGTGGTGCCCTTGGTGACTTTGCTGGTGGGGCTATCAACTGGGTAGAACCTCTCTCAAAGGTAGATGGTTCCAACTTGGTCAAGGTAGGTCTTGGTATGACAGCCATCGCTGGAGCATTAGCTGTCTTCACCGCTGGAGCCGTAGCTGACAGTATCGTCAAAGGTGGTAAGGCTCTCTTTGATGGTATCAAGGGATTCTTCGGGGGTAAAGACCCAGACGAAATAGAAGACCCACTTGATGCACTTGGTCCTCTGAAACCATTCGCGATTCTGGCGAACAGGATGCCAGAGAACTTTGCTACCAAGATGTTCAATATCGGTCAGGGAATGCAGGGTATCGCAGATGCATTCTTGACATTCTCTGAAGGAAAGATAAAGTCTGGTATCGGTAACATTCTCTCTGGTGGTGACTTTGACCCGATGGTCAAGATGATGAACGACCTGTCAATGGACAGTATCAACCCAGATAAAATTAGGTCAGGACTTATGGCTCTTGCTGATGGACTGGCAGCGGTCGGTACAAACCAAGAGGCTATCAGTAACCTTATGAAGAATCCTGTTCGTCTTCCTGAGTCAACAATGACCCAAAGAGCGATGACGGATGAACAGATAAAAGCCTTTGAAGAAAAGTATAAGGAAAGATACGCACTGGCAGGTAAGAGGAGAAAAGGTGATATCCGTGGAGAGATGAGACAAGACCTAATGGATAACTATGGGTTCACCGAAGAACAGGCTAAAGATTCGTTGGGACAGATACAGTCACGAAAACAAATGGCGAACGGCCAACTCCTCTCATCTGACTTAAAACTGAGTAGACTCAAACTACAGGAGAAACAACCTATAGCTGAGTTACCATCCACCGCGGTATTACCAGCCCAAACACAGGCTATGATGGAAGGTCAAACTGTACAGGATGATGGCGGTGCAGGTGCACAAGCGGCAGTGACAGCCGCAGCAGGGGCAGGAACCATAGAAATGATCAATACATCCATGACCGCCATTACAGGGGCGATACAACAACTTCAAGCATCAAATGCCCAGTTGTTGTCCGCCATTGAACAGAAACTACCAGAACCTATCGGTTAATTCTGAGCCGCTAACTTCTTGAAATAATCCAAGTCTAACTGACTCGCCTCTTCTGGGGCAATAGCCTCCTTCTCAGGAAGGTCTGGGTCTGGACTTGCAGTCTGGACTGGTTCTGGAGCTGAAGTAGACACTGGTGTGTAGTCTTCAACCTCATCATCCAAGGCCGACTTGGTTCCCATCTTCGCCTCTTCAATACCCAATACACGATGGAGTTTCTCCTCCAACTCTTCATAGGTCTTGAACTCAGCTGGGTCAGTGAATGACTTCAGGGAATGTTGTTGTTTCCAAACTTCTTCCAGTCTGGTATCCTCTCCATCATACAATGCTGACGGAGCATCAAACTCACTCTTGTCGTAGTTACGATAACCATCGACATTACGAATCTTCAGACGGAAGTCTGCACCTTTCCAGAAGTCAAAAGGGTTAACTGGTGTCTCATCCTCAAACTCAGGATTCATCGCCTCTTGAATCTTGGCGAATATCTTCTTACCATAACGATAGAGAAATACCTTCCCTTCGTTGTCAGGATTCTTAGGGTCACTCAAGACCAGAATGTTTGAGTAATACTCCAGTCTCCTCTTTCGTTGACGAGCGATAGCCTTATCGTCTTCATCGCCGGAGTTCCAGAGTCGTGAGTTCATCTCACTGACTGGGTCTTTACCACCGATAGTGGTCAGAGACCTTTCGATGTACCAACCGCCTGGACCTTGAAAACCATGTGTCCATAGTTTAGCCCAAGGAAGTTCTTCGTTGGCAGGTGCCGGAAGGAAACGAATGATAGCATAACCATTACCAGATGCATCCACCTCTGGTTTCCAGATATGGTCATCTTGGTTATTACCACCACCTTGTTGTTCTGTTTTCTGAATGGCTGACCTCAGAGAGTCGAGGTCGGATTGCGAGGAACGCTTTAGTGCGGAAAAATCCATATTACTCCTTGTACGTTATGTGCGTTGTATGCGATTGTGAACTAGAATGCTAGTTCGGTTGTTTCACTTTCACCCTCTATTAGGTGAAGGTCGCTGGCCTCCTCTGCAACTTTTTGCTTGAGTGGACCAACTATGTATTGAGCTACCATCTCCTCATCGATACTGTGCATATCACAGTAGTGAAGAATAGCCTCAATATAACTCATGTTATATTTAGTGACGATGGATTCTATCTCTCTAACAAGACTGTCAGCCTTGCGAAGGTCGATGTTCTCAAATTTCATAG